AGATACACCAAAAGAATATCTTTCTCTTGCTTTAAATCTGATGTTTCCGGTATCGAAATCAGGTTCCATTTTAGTTTGTAAAGGTGTTCTAGTGAACATCTTAGTACCATTTGGAACGTCAGTTTTTATGAAATACGCATCTGGGTCATTAAATCTTCTGTTTACAAAGAAACCATTAGGAACTAGTCCCATGTTCTTTAAACTGTTGATGTCATTGTCTGCACTTCCAGTTGTACCTGGGGTGTTTAAAATTACATCAGCAACGAAGATTAATTCGTTAGGTACGTGTAATGATACTGCTCCTGCTCCAATCAAAATACCTCTATCATCTTTAAGTTGTTGTACTTGTATTAAAGATGTTTCAAGTGTAGTTTGAGATAAGTCAGCATTAGTGCCATTGTTTGCATAATTGCTTTGTGTTCCACCAACAACTACTGGGTGAGCAGTGCTTATAAAAGCCTGTCCATCACCAATAGCAGTAGCACCAGCAGTAAAAGCATTATTGAAAACTGAAGCAGCTTTCTGTTGCTTTGTATTTGCCATTGCTCTTGCTAAACCTTTTGCTCTTAACTTTGAAAAAGTGTCATAGAGGTTATCCTCCATTGCTTCTTCTGTAATTGCAAAAGCAAGTGCGATTGTTTCATTTTGATATCTAGCGACATAACTTTCGCTTGCATTATCAAAAGATACAGCAGCACCTTCTAGTTTAGTTGGGGCAGTACCAAATCCTGTAAAGAGGACTTCCTCTTCAAAAGACCTGTCTGAGTTCTCTATATCATATAGAGGCTCATGTTCATTGTTAACTTCTCCGTACTCCATTCCAAAGACTGCATTTAATCCAGGAAGGAGCTCTTTACTAATAGCAGCTCTATTTATAGCCATTTTATATTATCCTTTCCTAGTTGTTATGAGACTGAAACTTGAGATAGCACCGACTGTGACCTGTGCATATTAATATAACACTCCACAATTGGAAACGCATCTGCTTGACTTACATTACCATTAACAGAATCTCCATCTATATCTTTTCTTCCCACAACTCTAATTTGTGCGCCAGTTGATGTATCAGCAGCAATTGCTGTTCCATTAATAGCATGTGAAGATTGTCCAGTTAGAGTACTACCTGCTGATGCTGTAACAGCAAAGTTTGTAACTATGCATATTCTACCATCAGATAAGATTGAATCAGACTGAACATAATATGTTTGTGCAGGGTCTGTAATGACATGAAGTTTAACATCAGAAACACTAGTTCCTCCAGGGTAAAACCTGGAAAATTTAGGTTCTCCATTTTGTACATATTGACATCCTTGAAACACACCTGTTATTTTACATTTATTAGTTGGAACAGGTGTAATAGTTCCGGCAGTATCAATAACAACTGCATCACCTGCAAATATATTATTAGGAATTAAACTTACTATTCCTACATTTGCATTCGATACAGGCTGTACAATTTGTCCGTATCCTTCCGTATTCGGCTGACCATCTCTTTTTCGAGCAGGGAGAAAACCAAATGGGTTTTTAACTGTAGCCATAATAATTCTCCTTAATTAAAAAAAAAGTTGATTAAAAAATTAATCCTGAAACGAAGGTCTTCTTCCCTTTGTAACAGAACTTTTACTTGTATTACTTATAGGCATCTGAGAAGTTGATTGATTCATTAATTGTTGATTAACAGCATCCATCATCTGACCAGACTTCTTTAAGTAATGTGCTTTTTTCGCTTCTAGTTTAAACGTAGGTATTTTACCTAATGCTAAGTCTCCACGACAGACTACACCAGCATAGCGACCTTCCTTCCTTACGATAGAAGTTGCTCCCATTTCAGGTACCTCCTCTGGAGTCACAAATTCCCAGCCTTGTTGTTGTTTCTTACCGATATTTTGATAATCTTCTTTATCTTTTAAATCAATACGAAGCCAACCCAAGGTCATGCCTGAATTTTTAAACTTCTCAGTAACTACATCAGGGATGTTAGTTATAGATGGTTCTTCAAATACATAATCTTTTTGTGCTCTTTCGTTGGTTTCTCTGGTTTGAGAACTACGTACATTATTTCGTGTCATTATTTACCTCCACGTTGCATATTAATTGTTGTATAGTCACCTTCAGATTTAGTTACCTTCATCTTTTCGGCAGCATACTGTTCAAGTGGTATTCCCCATTTACTAGCAAGTCGAACATCCTCTTGAGATAATTTAACTTTCTTTGGGTTAGGAGAGGAACGTGACCCTCCTGCAACTACTTGAGATGGTGATGACGTACCATCAGTGCGTTCTGTTTGTGCTGGCTTACTCTCAAACTTATTGGGAAAAGCTGCACGAATTCTATTATCAATTTCTGAATAAAAATCTTCATCCGTAGGATTGTAACCTTCATTCTTTAATTCAGCATCTATTGCTAAAGCTGAAGCAGTCATAACATTATCTTTACCAAACCATTCATTATTAGCTTGCCAATCTATTGCTTTTTGGTCAGCTTGTACTGGTCTTTGTTGTACTGGTTGTTGTACTTGCTTCTGTACTGGTTGTTGTGTAAATCTACTTTTTGTTGCTGCTACATTTTTTAAATCAGTTTGTGCTTCATTTAATGCTTCTTGTGCTTTTAATAATTTATCTTTATCTTGTGCTTCAAAAGCATCTGCATAAGAACTTCTAGCTAATTCAAGTTTATCTTTTAATTGCTTTTCAGTTGCATCTAAATTTAGTTTACTGACTTGATGAAACTCGTTTTCTTTTGTATTATAAGAACTTTTTAGTTGTTCATTTTGTTGAATGAGTTGATTTATCTGCTCATCTCGTTCTTTTCTTTGACGTATTAATTGTCTAATTCTTTTTTCTGCACCTTTAGTTTCAATACCATCTAATTCTTTTGGTGCTTCTTTAGCAGGTTCTTCTGCTTTAACTGGTTCTGGTTCAGGTTTTGCCTCAACCTTTTCTTTTTCTTCTACTTCAAATTCTACTTTATTATCTTCTTTATTTTCTGAGACTTCTATCTCACTCCACTTATCTTCCATTTTATTCTCCGTTGTGCACGAAACAAACGTATTACGTGCTTATTATTATTATACCACATTTTACAAGAAAATGCAACCTTTATTTACATATTTGTTAAATTAAATGTTGGGTCAAGATGTGTTGGGTCTTCAACCTTCATTATTATCTGGTCATCAAATAACAATAATAGTTTAATTCCTTTATAAAATAACTTTTGTCCGGCATGTTTACCATAACAAATGTAGTCATCTTCCTTACACCATGCTCCAGCAGGAAACTTTTCTTTATCTTTATAAGCTAAGTTACCTATCTTTAACACTCTACCAACTGTTGTTAAATAAGATATATCATCTTTAACACTTCCTGGTAATAATATACCACCTTTAGTTTTTTCCTTAATACTTATAGGTCTAACTAAAACGTGATATCCTGGCAGTTCTGGTAATATATCTGGGTCTAATGTATCATCATCAGATATCCATGAACTGTTTTGCATTGCTTTGCCTAAAGCGACTTGTTGCATTAATCATCCTCCATTCTTCGTTTTATTATATGTTTTAAATTATTTTTACACCATTCTATACTTGTGATAGAACCAACCATTTGCCTATAATGAGGATAATCTTCAGCAGAACCATTACCTAATGTTTCCTTTAACTGAGAGATTTCCTCATCATAAGCTTTAAATACTTCGTCAAATATTTCCATACATTAAGCTGCGAAAGCAAATGCACCTTTTAACAATGTTGGTGCTCCACCCATTTCAGCAGCAATATCCCATACACCGTCTTCATAACAGATAAATGCAATCTTACTACCAATAGTAAATAGATTTGTTGCTGCATTTGCAGGTGTGAAAACTAACTGAGTTTCACCCTCTGCAGAAATATCAAATGTTACTTCATCAGTTGCTCTTGATTCAATAACAGAACCAGTTTTCCAAACATCATTGCCTGCTGCATTAAAAGTTAATGTAGCTGTTCCACCTTCTGTTTCTTTTGATTGAACATATACACAAACTGAACCTTCTTTTGCTGCAGGTAAAGCTGCTGCACAAGCTGCTGCACCAGTATAGTTTACTACATTTAGAGACATATCTACTAAAGTAATGTTTGCACCAGTAGCTGTATCAGTAAGTGATAAACCAGTTAAGTCAGGCATACCTGAACTCATTCTAGTTGTTTCAACATCTGAACTTGAATCTCTAGTTGCAATTTGAAAACCTCTTGTAGACCTGACTGGTCCTTTAAAAGTTGTATTCGCCATTTTATTCTCCTTTGTTACTCTACTGTCTTGGCAAGTCTGCTAGGTCAGTCAGTAGAAATTTATAAATCCTAGAACTTATTTATTTGATTTCTCAATAAAATTTAGTACGTCTTTGTCTTCTTTTTGTTCTACATCTGCTTGTTTCTTTGCAGAATCAAATAACATCTTTTGTTGTTCTAATTGTATTTTTTCATCTTCAATAGCAAGCTTTGTCATAACATCTAATTGTTTTAAAGCTTCTCTACTTGTTCTATCAGCATTAGATTTTTCAACTTTTAATTGAGCTGTTAATCCTTTATCTTGAGCATCAAGCATTTGAGCTTGACGTTTAATATCTAATCCTTGAGCTTCAATAGCTATCTTTGCATTTTCTTTTGCAGCATCTAGTTTTAATTTTTCTTTTTCAAGTTCTACTTTTGCCTGCTCTAATGCTACTAGTTGTTGCTCTGGTGACATTTGTTTACCCATTGCCATATTAGCATTAAGAACTTCTTGAGCTGCTGCAGCCATAACAGCTTCTATTTGAGAAGGTTGCTGAGCTTGTTGAGGCATTTGCTCCATCATTAGTTTTGTTGTGCCACTCATTTGTTCTTGATATTTCATAAGAGTATGTTCTTGAACATTAGCTTCTAAAATAGGTTTTAATCTAGCCATAATAGGATTAGCTCCATTCATTGGGTCTGATAAATATGCCATCTTAACTTGAATGTGTGCATCATGATTTTGACCAGGAAAAGCTGAGATAGGTATACCTTTAGTTGCAGCAGCTATATCAGACACAGGGTCTAATGGTTGTGGTCTAGGTGCTGCTGGTAATATCTCTTCTATGTTAGGCATATTAGCAGCATTTAATATTGTTCTATTTAATGCTTCAAGATTAAACATACCTGGTGGTGATTGTTGTGCCATTTGTAATGCCATATTAGCTAACATCATTCTATGTGCATTACTTGGTATATTAGGGTCACTAATTGGTACGACATCTACAACACCATCAAAGTCTTTTCTAAATATTTCTCTACTTGCATTAGGAACATCATATGGATATTCTCCTGGTAGATAATCATAATCTATCTCTGCAATAATTTTAAATTCATCTCTTTGTGATTTATGTAATCTTTTATGAACACCAGAAAAGAACTTACTAGAAGCTTCTATTAAAGCCATAGTAGTTCCAACAGGTCCATAGGAGGCAGCATCAGAAACAATTTGTTCTGTACTGTCTGCAAACTTCTGACCAGCAGCAGTTACAAATCCAAGCATACTATATAGAACTGAGGAAGGCTCTTTATATGGGAGAGGAACTATAGCCTTTTGCAAATCTATACCAGTCGCTTCGACCTCCTTGAACTCACCAGGAGCAATAGGTTCGTTATCGCCCACCATTCTTACTCCTTTGGCCTTAAATCCTCCAGGTAAATTAGCAAACTGACCTGCATCTACTAAGCTACGCATAGCTGATGTGGCTGTTAATGTAAGATTACCTAAGAAGTGTATAAGACCTAACCCATAGAAACTGAACCCAGGCACAAATTTGTAATGAACAAAATGCATTCTCTTTTCTTTATTTGCATCTTTGGCTCTATAGTTTCTACGAATACTTAGTACCTGACGAGATTCCTCCTCTACTGTAATAATGTAAGGAGCAAACTCACCTTCTTCACATTCAGGGTCAGGAATGTCAAGATGTACGTGTTGTTCTAGTAATACATATTGTGGGTCACTATCTGCTGTTGGTGATATACCCATAATAGTATTTAATTTTTCTGATAAATTTGTTTGTGATGGATTAGAAGGTGTAGGTAAATTTACATCTGCATATATACCAGCTTCAATATCTCTTTGCATATCTACAGGATTACGATAAATAACGTGTGTATATCTATCTGCCTTCTTTAAATTAGAAGCATAATAAGAAACATAGAATTGGTCAATAGGTACAAACTCTGATACTGGTCTTTCTAGTCCGGCATCATAATATACTTTCTTAATTGCAGAACCTATTAATGGTAGATGAAATAACATTCTTTCAAACTCATCAAAGTATTCTGGCATCTGCTCAGTTATTTGATAGTTCATAAAGTTCTGAACTCTATTAGCTTGTTCTTGTTTTTCTACAGATTGATTTCCTAGTATCTGTGCCTTTACAGGGCCACCAGCAGGAAATAATTCTTGTGAAGCTTTTGCTTGAAACTTAACAGCAGATTCAATTAATAGTGGATGCACTGCAGTACACGCACCTTCAAAAGGTTCTGTTGTATCTTCTAGTTTTAATCCTAGTAAATCAAATCCCCTTTCAAACATTGAATCCCATTCGCCTCTAGAATCTTTATCTGCTTGAAAATTATCTATAACAGTATTAGCAATATCATTTAACAAACCTTCTTCCATATCTTCTGCAAGATTAGTATAATATTCTTTTGCTGTTACTTCTTCTTCTATTTCTTCTTCACCAAAGTTTACTACAACCCCACCATCATTATCTAATTCAAAAGATACATTCTCATCTTCTGGTACTGTAGCATTTATATTTACTACATTGGTTGATTCTTCTTTTTTGTCAAATGGATTTTTTTCTATCGCCATTTATATAGCTCCCCCTGCTTTTCTATTTATAATTTTATCATATACTGGATGTTCTTTTCCTCTTACAGATATAGTCCCAATAGGTTTTCCTAAATTAACAAATCCTTTAATAGTAGGTCTTAATCTAGGTTCTGTTTTTGATTTAGCATATCTAGATAAATTAATTCCTTGAGGAAAATCAGCTTGTAATGTATAATAATGTTTACCTTTATTTTGAATAGATACTAAAGTAGGTGCATTTTTATAATTTTCTGGAGCATTCAACCATTTCCATCCTGCACTTTTTTTAAATAAATTTGTTTTTATTTGTGTAGCTCCTTTTATATCAGGACTACCTACTTTTTCTACTTCAATATTTTTTGCAGTAAAACTTGGTTTACCTTCAGGTGTAATACCAATGCTAGCACTTTGAAAATTTTTATCTGTTAATTTTTCTTTTGTTATTGGATTTAAATATTCTCCTCCTGCTGGAGGATTTTTTTCTTTAAACATTCTTTGTGGCTTTGGAAAAATAGGAATAGTATCTTGTATTTTTTCTGCAATTTTTTTAGCACCTGTTTTAACTATAGCTTTTGGAGCTCTAACTGTTGTTCCTAAAATTGGTACAGCTCCTATTGCTGACATTGCAGTTAATAATCCTTTAATAGCAGCTTGACCATAATTACCTTCTCTGAATGCTTCTTTTGTTTCTCCAGCATACTTTGGTGTCTCAGCTGCTGATATAGCTTCACCAACAACAGGTGTAACTCCAGCAATAAGTTGTTGTCCTAAAGATAATTTTTCAAATCGTTCAAGTAAACTTGTTCCTAAATTATCTAGTTCAAATCCAGCTTCTTCATCTGTTATACTTTTTTGTGGCTTAACTACAGCAACTTCAGGCTTTGGAGTCTCTACTATCTCAGGCCTTGGAATATCTACAGCTAAAGTTTTATATAATTCATTTTGGTTCATTTTTTTCCCTTATATACATTATACCATTAAACTCGCCAATATGCAACCCTTTTTTTACTTTTATTTTCTTCTTCCATATATGGGTCATCTGGATGCGTTAATCTCCAGGATTCTTTCATGTAATGTATGGCCATTGTCATTGCATCAACTTGGTCATCATGAGCCGAGTTTGGAAACTGTAAAATCTCTGTGTACAAATCATCAGACCATTTTTTATTTTTAGGTAGCCACACTCTGCCTGCTTCAATCATTGGTGATGCTGCATACACTCTAGATACTTTATCTTTGTCTGGTATATAATCTTGCACTGGTAATCCAGCTCTACGCATATCTTGTATTAAAGATTGACCAGATGCTTTCTTTTCTATGATACATACATCAGGATTAAATTCATCATAGAGCATTTGTGCTATTCGTCTTAGTTCTGGATATTCATATCTGCCTCGCATGTTTCCTAATAGAATTATATTTGAAACATAATCTTCATATCCATGTTCGTTCTCTTCAAATCTAGAAAAGATACCCCAGGTTTGTATTACACTATAGTCGGCAGTAGTTCTTGTAGAGAAAGCAGTATCATATGTTTGAATAATAAAATCACATGCTGGTGGTTCATCATACTCCCACCACTGTAACCATTTCTTTTTTATTAGGCCACCTTCATCAGGTGTTGGGTCCTGCATATATAATGCATTCCAGTACCTTGCACCATTAGAGGCTCTGATTTCTTGTTCATCAATCTTTAATGATTCATCTGTCTTCCATTCAGGAAAATAACTACCACCTACAGGTAACTGTAATAACTCGGCACTGGCTTCATCTAGCCATGCAGGTATTCTTACTACTTCCCAAGGTAGGATAGTTGAAAATTCTGATTGTTGTTTTAATAACCATCCACATAAATCATCATAATGATATCTTGTATTAATAATTAAGATAGAACCATTAGGCATAATACGTGTTCTTAGTCCTGCAGGGTACCATTCTTTTACATATCGTCTTCCTGCTTCTGAGTATGAGTCTTCTTCAGACATCACATCATCAAGAATAGCTATGTGCGCTCCTCTTCCTGCGATTTGACTCTTAACTCCGGCTGCATAGTAGCTGCCTCCTTTGTTTGTCTTCCATTTTCCTGCTGCTCTAACGTCTGTCCTAAGAGAAACACCTGTAAATACGTCTTGAAAAGACTTAGTTGATACAATATCTCTAACAGACCTACCGAAATCGCTAGAAAGCTGGTCGCTATGACTGACTGTAAGTATTTCATGTGCTGGATTCCTTCCAATATACCAAGCTGGGAACAATTTAGAACAGATAACAGACTTAGAACTCCTGGGAGGCAAGAATACCATCAGCCTTTTTATAGTTCCTTCTTCTAATTGTTTTAATTTCTCTGATATTACTTCTATATGTTTACCCATTTGCCAGTCAGAGACTAGTGTAGGGGCAAATAAACGTACAAATGTAAGGAAATCATGCTTAGAATAGTGCTTTATAGTGTTGTCCCACTTGTTTTTATAATTAATTACCTCTTCCATAATATTATTATACCATACTTTGATAGAAAAGGCAACTAAAATTATGCCTTTATAGGTTTATATATAATATATATAATATATATAATATATATACTATATAATTTCAAGTAGTATATTAAAATAAATATAATAATAATAATAATTATAATATATTTATAATACTATATAAACTATATAGACTCGGCTTTGTCTATAGACCCTCAGATTTTTGTGCATATGTTTCACCTGCATATATATATATAGAAAAATGCAGATTTTTTGCCTGTACCCTTGCAATATTATATTTATAGTTTCTTAAATCTCAAAAAACTATAGTTAGTTTCTGGCCATCTATAAAATTATATAAGTCTATACAGGTTGGTGCAGTTGTTCTATCTGTTTGTATTATATAACAAAAGCCCCATAATCTAGGCAGTTACTCTATAATTATATAGGCCTCATAGTCTAGGCAACCTGTCAATAAACTGTCATAATAATTATATATGACTATATGAGTGTCAATATTTTGAGCGCTGCGCTTTGCAATATTATTGCATTTAATTATTTATTATAGGTTTTTCCTATATATATTATAGGTAAATTATATGTTGTGTTTACTGTAAAACTATGGTATTTTTGAAGTATTCAAAAATTAATAACAAAGAGGTATACTATGACTAATACATTAGAAAAATTAAAAGAGATAGTAAAAACAAATGAAGACTTTAATCAACAGT